AACAACTTGTTGTACTGCGCAACCTGCCCAGGCCTTCTTGCCTCTAGCTCTGCAACAGCCTGATCAAACAAATCACCAGATGAATAACCCTGAATACCGCCTTCATATGTCGTAGGCTCTGGAGCCATATCTTGCATTGCCGTTAACGAACCAACAGGGAGTAATCCAAACGCCTCTGCCGCGCCAATGTTTGCGCTAAATGCCGCATTTTGCGTTGGATTAAAGGCCGCAACGTCTGGGCCGTAATATGGCATGTAGCCAATTTTTTGGGCTGTCTCTGCCCTACCAATATTCCTTAATGCCGGCTGTTTAATCCATTCTGGGATCGTAACCGTTGAGGTTTGTGATTTGCTTCCACCTTTGCCGCCGCTCATTTAAATCTCCCTTTTAAGCGTTGTGAACTGGTATCCCCAGCCCAATTTGTCTAATGCTTTTTCCCATCCAGGCCTGCCAGCAATAGTCATCGCGGTACAGCCATTTGCCTTGGCAAAGTGAGCAAATGGCTCATTTAACTCTAAAATTTCATTGAGTGTACCTCCGGCAAGCCAAACGTGAAAGTGTTTTGTTTGCGGATAAATGACAATTTCTGTTACCGCGCAACTATTTGGCAAAGGCCATAATTGATGAGTTCCTTGAAGAACGCAACGAGAAACATCATCAAAAGTGTGAGTATCGCCACCGTAAGCAAGAGCATTTTCAATCCAAACACGACACCTGACCAATTCTTCCGTAAGACTATGTTTAGGATTGTATTCATTCATGGGACGTATAATTCACTAACCGATAACGTTACTGACGGTGACGCTGGGCAAAATGCTGTTGCCGCCGTCGTTGAGAGAGACGCCGCCAAGTCGTTTGTTGCGAACATCGCCTGTAAATAATCATCTGCATTTACCTCAAATATTCCAGATCTAGAAACAATCTTTTTCTGTCCGTTCGATTCCAATGTTGTCACCATTGTTGAATTTGGTATGTCTGCTCCATTAACTCTAGGCCAGAAATAAAATGTTTTTGCACTAGCAGATGATGATTCTAATTCAGCGGTAAAGCTTAATTCGTATATACCAGATCGATCAAACACAATCTTGCTAGTATCAACGCCATCAACAGAGATATTGTGTGAATACGCCGTTGTATCCCATGTGATCGCTGTCGCCGTATTGATTGTTGTGGCAGTCTGGCTATTAAAGTCGGCAAAGAATCCGTATGAATTTTCGCCGTATGGAATTGGCAAAAACTCGCCGCTAACAGATACAACAGGATGCAATTTGCTCCTGTCCCACATGATAATGCCGTCTTCTGCCGCAGAATCTCCACTCGTAAGACTTCTCAGATTCCCACGGGTACGCATCAAGAATGCGTTAAGCCTCTCGCCCCATGTGTGCCATTTACCGCCTACTGGACTTGGCGGTATATCTGGACTGCTCAACGTTTACCTCCGGCTTTTGCCTCAATCCGCATTATTCCGGCTCGCCAGTCTGTGTTTACGTTTCCTTCAACTCTCATCCTGATCTGTCTGCCAGTAAATCTCACGTCAGTTGGATTTGCCATCGAGAATGGGCCAAATGATGATTCAGATGCGTTTGGATAGAACCTAGTCTTGAATGTGACCGTCACATCGCCTTGATTCTTTTCGTCTGGGATCAAACTCGTGACTTTCATCACTCTGTCGCCAGCCGCGAGACTAATTGGGCCAGTTTCAGCAAAAACTGTGTACGATCCATGACCTAAACTAGCACTCATCTCTTGATTGTAAGTGTTTCCGCTAGCATCTGCCCATATTGGGTTATTAAACACGCCTCGATCAACGCCACATGTGCGATCAATCTCGCCAATCTCCCAATGATTCTCTAAATAGTCATATGCGACATATTTGTTGTTCTCAAGCGAGTCATTGCTCGGATAAAACCACCAAATTTCGCCAAATTGACTGTTATGAACAGCATAAGTTTTGCTGATTTGGTTTCTATTTATGTTTGAGAACACATAATCTGACACCTCGCACGGGATTTCCTTTGCGACAGAGCCATCAAACATGAAAAATCCTCTCGGCCCCATCCAAAAAGCGCCTTCGTCTACTGCCGCAACAGCTTTTCTTGCAATAATCCCGCAAGCCGTGCCGACTCTCTCAAATCCAAACACAAATGGTGGGCCTGAATATGTCGCAATGTGTGCATCATTATCAGTAATGATTAACGTGCGGCCTCGAACTCTGACTGCGGTCATAATCTGGCCGCTAGTTTGCAACTCAATGTCGCCAGCTTCGTTTGTTGCCGCTGGAGTCCACAAAGTGTTGTCTTCTTTATCGCACCACTGAACTTTTCTAGGATTACCGCCAGCGCCTAATGCAAACAAAAAGCGTTCCTCGGTAACAATTAATCCTAAATTATTTGTTGGCGCGTTTGATACTTGGGCGGCGGCAACTGCTATATCAAGTTGCCATTCGTATATCTTGCCATCGGCCGGATTACATGCGACCAGATACTCGCCCCAGTTATCGAGTGACCAAGTTGTGGCTTCTTGAAACACGCCGTTGTTTGGTCTTTCAACGCCATAGTATCCAGTCCCGTAAAACGTGCCGCCGTATCCGACATTTACCTCATCCTCTGCTCCATCTAACATGCCAGCTGGCGTGATATCTGTCGCTGTGCCTGATGCATTGACATAAATGAGCGAATTGTAATCGCCAAGAACCGTGTTTGATCCGTCTGTGTTATCAGACCAAACATGCATTCCTCTCGGAGCGGCCGCAGTTACAGTTGACGTTCTGACAGACCAGCCACCAACTGGCCGCATTGAGCCGTTGTGCCATCGAACAAGACTGGCATCTCTCCATCTGTTCGACTGCTCATATTCTGTGCCGACTCTTACCACTCCTGGTGGTATCTGCAATGGTATCAATGCCATCTCAATGTCCTTACCATTTTTTCAATGGGCAACCAGAACTTGCGACAACCACTTTCAACTTAATCACGCATCCGCATTTTGAGCAAATGCCAACTTTGTTGTTTTCGCAATTATCGCAAATCTTCCTACGCAAATCCTTAACTTCTTTAACAGCAACCAATGACATATTTATGGATTGGCGGCGGCCTCTTCGAGAGCGGCGGCTAATGCGGCTTGCTCAGCGGCGTCTGCGGCTTCTTTAGCCGCTACCTCAGCTTCATAAGCAGCTTTCGCACTTTCCCAAGCCGTTAATGCCCAATTGTATGGATCGATTGATTCAATGATCGTGTTTGCTTGCCTCGTCTTGACGCCATTTGATACGACCGTTTTGTATTCAATCTCTCCCCATGTGTCATACCATTGGAGTGCATGAACATTTGAAGGAAGTTGCGATAGATCAATGTTGCGATAAAACTCAGAATCTTTGCCAATCATCTGATCATCTGCAATTATTGTAAGTCTCATTTTTTCACCTCTAAAATTCTCATTTCTGGATTGTTTTGTTGCACACTAGCCAATAAGACTTGTTGACTCTTCTCATTGGCCTTAACCATTTCATTTCTGAAACTTTCGACAGCCGCACCAGTGCTTCTTTGTTGTTGAGAATTTTCGATCATCAGCACAGGCAACCATGCCATTGAACATCCATACTCATCAACATCTTCTCCGGTGTTCGGATTCTTTCCCCTTATCTTCATGAACCATGCACAATCCAACTGTTTGCATGGCTCAAAGTTGTTAAGCGGACAATTATCTTTAGGCTCTAGCTTCATGCATCCTTGCTCGCGATAATGATGTCAACATAGTTTACATTGATTGTCGCTGATCCAGAACCTGAAATTGAGTGATCGTGAGACCCGCCACCACCTGTTGATCCGGTGTTAATTCCACTTCCTGTTCTATATCCAGTAAATTTTGATGGACAACAGTCACTATCACTGGATGATCCACCAACTGTGTGAGTGTGGCTTGGCATCTCAGAAGTTGTCAACGTGTGTGCACCAGCGCTCAATCCAGAGACATCAAGTGCCGGAGTTGCCATCGCCGTACTAAATGCGACAGAACCGCCAGAACTTGCCGTTCCAGAAACAACGCGCAACGCTTTATCGTCATGCGTAGTCTGCTTTGTCCATCCAGTTGGTGCGGCAGTCTGTTGGAACAACATCAAAGTCCCTGATGGGAACGATGGTGGCGCTGGAACCAAATCAATAATTGACTGAATAGTAGCCTTAGCGTTTGCCGTTCCAGATGTGTCGTAAATTAGAACTTCATCGAGTTCATCTGCTGTCGCAGATCCAGTTCCGTTAATGTCAACAGATACTGTCGTTCCTGACGATGTCAGGCCAC